GTATAAATTGGCGTCGGGTGAAATAAACCGGTTGATCATTAACATGCCGCCTAGACATACAAAATCTGAATTTGCATCATACTTGCTACCGGCATGGATGGTGGGCCGTGAGCCAAAGCTCAAGATTATACAAGCAACACACACGGCAGAACTTGCAATCAGATTTGGTCGTAAAGCAAAAAATTTAATTGATAGCCAAGACTATTCAAAAATTTTTAAAACAACTTTACAAGAAGATAGTAAAGCAGCAGGACGTTGGGAGACAGCACAAGGTGGTGAATACTTCGCAGCCGGTGTGGGTGGTGCGATTACTGGACGTGGTGCAGATTTATTAATCATTGATGACCCGCACTCGGAACAAGATGCACTATCACCAACAGCCATGGAGAACGCCTACGAGTGGTATACATCAGGTCCACGACAACGTTTACAACCAGGCGGCAAGATTGTTATGGTTATGACTAGATGGAGCACAAAAGATTTAACAGGTATGTTGGTCAAGAACCAAACAGAACCAAAAGCTGATCAATGGCACGTGGTCGAGTTTCCGGCAATCATGGACCAAGGATCAAAGGAGGCTAAACCTGTGTGGCCTGAGTATTGGAAGCTAGACGAACTGGAGAAGGTTCAAGCAACACTGCCCACGGCTAAATGGAATGCGCAGTGGATGCAAAATCCAACAGCTGAAGAAGGTGCAATATTAAAACGTGAGTGGTGGAGGACGTATACCGACGAAGACATACCACAACTACATCATGTAATACAATCTTATGACACAGCGTTTTTGAAAAAAGAAACAGCAGATTATTCTGCGATAACCACATGGGGTATTTTTTATCCATCAGAAGACGAAGGCGCTAATTTAATTTTACTCGATGCTATAAAAGGCAGGTATGAGTTTCCTGAGCTCAGACGTTTAGCGTTAGAACAATATCAATATTGGAAACCTGAAACGGTGATTGTCGAGGCAAAAGCATCAGGTTTGCCACTAACATACGAGCTAAGAAAGATGGATATACCAGTCGTAAACTTTACACCCAGCAAGGGCAACGACAAGCACGCTCGTGTAAATTCGGTTGCACCTCTGTTCGAATCTGGTATGATATGGGCACCTGAGCAGAAATTTGCAGACGACGTCATCGAAGAGTGTGCTGCGTTTCCTTATGGTGATCATGATGACTTGGTCGATTCAACAACACAAGCCATCATGCGATTCAGACAGGGCGGTCTGATCGGTCACCCTGAAGATTATATCGACGAAAAAGTCGAGCAACGTAAAAGGAATTATTATTAATGGCAAACAAATACCACAGACAAGGTTTTAAAACAGGTCTATTAGTTAAAGCAGGAGAGGCTTTTAAAAATATTTACAAAACAAACAAGAAAAAACAAAAAGTTGTCGATCAGTTAAATAAAAATTTAGAAAAACAGAGAAAAAAGACAAAAGCAAAACCTGAACAGGAGCCATATAATCTAGATCAATACACTGATGTTATGGTATCTGACTTTGATAAAAAGACAGGTCCTTACTTTGATAGACTTAAAAAATTAAAAGGTAAAAAATAATGCTGACAGCTATTAGAAATTGGGTAATTAGAACAATGATGAAGTCGAAAGGCGAGACTGGCATTGTTCGAACCTTGCCTAACAAAGATATTGTAGAACTAAACACACAGATCACAGCGCAACGTTTAGCACAAAACGGTATTGATCCAGAAGCATTTAAAAATGCTGACCAGGTAGAGAACGCTATTATTGCAATAGAGTCTAGACCAAAAGTTCAACAGGGAATTAAATCTGCAAAGATTATGGACATGAAAGGTAAAGAAATAGATCCAAGATCTAAAATTATGGGTGGCAAGCAAGCTGAAACAGACGCACAAATTAAAGCAAGATTAGACAAAGGCAACAAAGAAGGCATCGCTAGAATAAGAGCAAAACAGAAAATGATTGAAGATGCAATTGACAATCAATCACCAGGACTTACTGGTGATAGAAAATATGATGCAGAAATTGTTGCAGAGGATTTAGCAGAAAGAATGGGATTAGTTTATGATGATCTTCCAGTAAAAGAAAGGTTAAAACTTTACGATGAAGCATACACAGCTTTATCAAAAAAAAGATTTGAAGGCATGAAAAAATCAAAAGACGACGCTGATGATCCAAACTACGATACCGAACCAGCAGATTTTGATCCGGATGCAGATAATGAAACATTTGCAACAGGCGGACGTGCAGGATTTTTTATGGGTGGTGCAAATCCAAGAGGTCTTGGAGTATTAAGAAAAGTATTAAACTACATGAGTAAAACAGGCAAAGAACAAGGTAAATTTCAAGGTGTAGATCTTTCAGGGTTAGACATGTTAAGATTGTCAAATCCAAAAGCATTCAACAAATTATTACAAGACGTGCAAGGTAAAGTTGATGTCAAAGAGGGCATTATGGCAACCGACTCGATTAGAGCTCAGCAACAAGCATTAAGGGGAAAAAGAAAAGAACTTGTTGAAAAAAGTTTAGATGTTGCAAAAGCTATGAAAGCAGATGATGATAAAATTAAAATACGATTAGCAAAAGAGGCTGAAACAACAATAATCCCTGAAGTTAAAGAACGATTAATGAGAGATATGGGTATGTCAGAAGAGGCAGCAGAAAAAGCAGCTAGAAGTATGGCCGAAGCAGCTCAAAATATGAGACCTCTTAATGCCCCACCAGAAATAACAGAAGAAGGAATTTTACAATTAGAAAATGTGTTAAAAAATTTAGAAACTGCAGGCAAGAAAAAAAGAGATTTAAATGCTGATGGTGGACGTATTGGTTTTAAAGAGGGTATGACTAGAAGAACGTTCTTAAAAATATTTGGTGGTCTTGTATCTTTACCTATCATAGGTAAAGTTCTCGCACCTTTAAAATTAACTAAAGGTGTTAGTAAAGTTCCAATAATTAAAACCGATAATGTGCCTGGTAAACCAGAATGGTTTGATCAGTTAGTTAACAAAGTTATTATTGAAGGTGATGATGTCACTAAAAAATTTGCAACAGGTGAAAGACAATCTATTCACCAAAAAACACTTGACGATGGCTCAGTGGTCAGAGTTACAGAAGACGTAGACGATGGTGCTGTAAGAGTTGAGTACGAAAGCGAACAGAATGTATTTGGTGATCCAGTGCAGTTGGAATACAAAAAACCATTACCTGATGAAGGTGCCCCAAGACCAACAGCAGAGTTTACTACAGCAGAGTCAGGTCCTGTAGGTAGAGGTGGTAGATCACCTGATGGTGATGATTATGAAATAGATGTGGATGAAGTTGGTGGTACAAGTATCAAAGATCTAGACTCAGATGTATCAAAACTAAAAGAATATGCGACAGGTAGAGGGCCTACCATGAAAGAGATTGTAGAGATTAAAAAACGAAAAGACAAAGCTAAAGCTATAACAGAAGATCCTGAAGCTCAATCAGATGCAGTAATTAGAAGACAGGGTGAAGCAGATGATAGTTATTATGGCGATCCAGAAGAACTTGCATCAGGCGGTATCGCTAGAATGCTAGGAGAATAGCATGAATGAAGAATTATTACGTATCATAGAACTCTTTGATGAGGACGAAGTTACTACAGCAGATAAGATAGATCGACCAGAAAGAGCATTAGAAAGAGAAGCTATTGATGATTTTATGAAACGTAATCCAATGGCCGGTGGTGGTATGTTAGTGCAACCAAGTGCTGATGGATCGAGACCTGAGTATGGTGCAGCAAAAGGAAGTGGAATAAAACTTACTGCAGAAGAAATAAAAAAAATAAAAGAAAATTTATCTGAAGAAGATTTTAAAAAATTAGACTTTGATAGAACAGGAGTAAAAGCTGATCAAAAAAACTATGGTGTGGGACAAAGACAAAATAAAGCTTTGTTTAGAAAAGTTGTTAACATACTAGAGCCAGGAAAAGCTAGCTCTGCTGTAAAAATTATTAATAACAAAACACTGTCAGACGCTTTAATAAAATCTACAAATGCAGGTGATAATATTCAAACAATTGTAACTAAAATGAATAAACTAGATAAATCACTTAGAAGAAATGAAATTGGTGCAGCAATAAACGCTTTAGTTAAAAGAGGGAAAATAAAAAAAGAATTTGGAAGAGTTCCAAACGTGCCAGACTTAACAGTTGGTGAGCAGGAAAAATATAACAAAGTAATAAAAAAAGAGGTTAACGCTGGAAAATTAAACATAGCACAGATTGCAAGAAAAGCGAATGTGGGTGTTGATGTGGTAAAGCTTTGGATAAGAAAAAACAAGGGAGATAAATTTTTTGATGAAAATTACACTTATGAAAAAGGTAAATTAAAAATAGGAACTTTACAAAAACAAAAAGACTTATTTAATTATATAGAAACAGTAGACAATATTTCTGCAGCAGAAGTAAAAAAAGTATTTAATATGAAGTCTGGCAAAGAGACGCAAAAATTAATGTCAGACTTACTTGGCGCTATATATAGAATGAGAGGAATAAGAGGCACTAAAGAAGGATCTCTTGTTGTTCCTTATAATGATGAACCAAGAATGAAAGAAGTTGTAAATAAAATTAGAAATGCTCCTGATTTTGAAGATATATATCAAAGAAGAATAGGAGATTTGGTTAGAGAAGCTTATCCAAAAGGACCAAAAAGAAATAAAGCCATAAAATCTTTAGGAGAATATTACAAATTTTCTAGAGCTTTAAAAGAAGTAGCACCTGAACTAGCTTTATCATTAGACCATGTGGTTCCTTTTACATTTTTAGAAGAGGTTAAACAAGGACAAAATCCTATAAATTTAATTAAAGTAAAACCTATTCCACAAGCTGTAAATAGATTTAAAGCTAATTTTGACAATGCTAGAATAGAAATTAACAGAGCTTTAAAAATAGATCCAACAAATAAAAATGTTTTAAACAAATTTAAAATATTAAAAGAATTAGAGCAAATCACTCCAATAGATTTTGGTGGTGTATCTGCAAAAGGAAATGTTTATGATTTTAAAGCAAAACCTATTGGACAATCTAATTTAATTGAAGATGCTATTGAAGGTCTTAGAACATACAATAGAATTGGAAAATTTTCTAAACAAGTTTTAGGCGATGAAGCTTTACAAAAAAAATTTTTAACGGCTGGAGTTGACACAGGAAAAGACTTTGCTGCTTTTAAAAGAATTACACCTTTATCAAAAGCAGTAGAAGATAAAGTTATCAATACTATTGTCGGTTATAGTAAATTAGATAAATGTCAGATTAGTTTAAATGCAGAAGGTGGACGTATTGGTTTTGCAAATAGTGTTGAATGTATAACAGATGGTTTAAATGAAGCAAAAAAAGCCGCAGCGGCTGGAGATAAAAAAGCTGCAAGACAATTAGTTAAAACAGCTGGGATTGCAACAAGAGGTAGGTTATTAAAAAATGTTTTAGGTCCGGGAGCCATTCTTGGTGAGGCAATGATTGAAGGAGCAATCATCGGTAATAAAGTTTTAGGTGGTAAACCAGCAGACATTGCTTACGCTGAAAGTTATTTATCTTACCTAGATCCTAGAAAATATAGAGGAGAACTTGATCCACTAAAAATGGAAAGAGAGGATATGTTGGAAAGCACAGCTGATAAAAATATTTTAAGATCAGGATTTGCAGCACAAGATCAACTATCTGCTTTTAACAAAGCAATAGAAGATAGGAACCTTGCAAAATCTAGAAGAAGAATGGATCAGTATATACCTGCAGCAGCAGAGGCAAGAGAACAAGGCGCAAGAGCTGATCAGTCTGCAGATATAATATCTAGTGAAGCATTTAAAGATGCATCAAGAATTGCACAAGAATATTTACAAGGACAAGCTGGAAAACAACAAGCTGACTTTGGAATTTTTTCAGTTCCTCAAAGTGCACAAGCAGATGAAATGAGAAGATTAAAAGCTATGAGAAATATGTCTGAACAAATGCCAAGAGATTTTTTAACAGAAAAAACATCTGATTTATTAGATCGTACACAGTATTTAAGATCACTTGGTTATGACGTATCAACTAAAGATTTAATTGCAGAACAAGAAGCATTAAGATCAATACCATTATCGCAGGCTGCAGTAATGTATAGCCCTGAACAAGTGTATGGCACACAAGGTGAATTTGCAGGTGGTGGTATTGCTAAACTAGCTGGCGATGAATCAGGTGCTATGTTAGAATCCATGAATCCTGATTCACAAGGGTTGCGATCCTTAAAAAATCGTGTTAGAAACTTATAGGAGTATATATGGCAGAAATAGACAAAGGACTCCCGAACACTAGAACTAAACTTGAAGTTCCTTCAGACGAGGAAATAGCACAAGAAGTTAACGTTCAGGAACCAGAAGAACAAAAAGGACCAGTAGAAGTTATACCAGAAGAAGATGGTGGTGTAACATTAGACTTTGAACCAGGGGCTATTAATGTACCTGGAACTGAATCACATTTTGATAATCTTGCAGATCTTTTACCCGATGAAGTTTTAGAACCAATTGGAAATGAAATGACTCAAAATTATATGGACTACAAAAGTTCAAGAAAAGATTGGGAGCAAGGGTATATACAAGGTTTAGATCTGTTAGGATTTAAATACGAAAATAGAACAGAGCCATTTCAAGGAGCTTCTGGTGCAACACACCCAGTGATGGCAGAGGCAGTCACACAATTTCAAGCACAAGCATACAAAGAATTATTACCAAGTGATGGACCTGTAAGAACACAAATTATTGGTGTTAAAAATCCTGCAACAGAACAGCAAGCTACACGTGTAAAAGATTTTATGAATTATTTAATTATGGATCAAATGAAAGAGTATGAAGCAGAGTTTGATTCTATGTTGTTCCATCTACCATTAGCTGGATCAACATTTAAAAAAGTTTACTATGATGTAAACCTGGGACGAGCTGTATCTAAGTTTGTGCCAGCAGATGAATTAATCGTTCCGTACACGGCTACCTCATTAGACGATGCGGAAGCGATTATTCATACAATTAAAATATCTGAAAATGAATTAAGAAAACAACAAGTAAGTGGTTTTTATAGAGATATTGAATTAGGACCACCAGGAACAGATTCAAACGATGAACTTGCAAAAAAAGAACGTAGTCTTGAAGGTAGTAAAAAAACTGGAAAGAATGAACCTGTTTATACTTTGTTAGAGTGTCATGTTAATTTAGATTTAGAAGGTTTTGAAGAAGTCGGTGCAGATGGACAACCGACTGGAATAAAATTACCTTACATCGTAACCGTTGAGGAAGGTAATAGGAAAGTTCTTTCTATTAGAAGGAACTATGCGCCCGATGATCCGAAGAAAAATAAAATCCAATATTTTGTCCATTTCAAGTTTCTGCCAGGACTAGGATTTTATGGCTTTGGACTCATTCACATGATTGGCGGATTGAGTCGTACGGCAACGGCGGCTCTCCGTCAATTATTAGACGCAGGAACCCTATCAAACTTACCAGCGGGATTTAAACAAAGAGGTGTAAGAGTTAGAGATGAAGCAGCACCAATACAACCAGGTGAGTTTAAAGATGTAGATGCACCAGGTGGTAGTTTACGTGATGCATTTTTTCCTCTACCATATAAGGAACCTTCACAAACATTATTAAACTTATTAGGAATTGTCGTGCAAGCTGGACAAAGATTTGCAGCGATTGCTGACATGCAAGTGGGAGATAGTAATCAACAAGCTGCAGTTGGAACTACAATAGCTCTTCTTGAAAGAGGTTCACGAGTCATGTCAGCGATTCATAAAAGATGTTATGCAGCAATGAAAAAAGAATTTAAACTATTATCAAAAGTAGTGTCACAATATTTACCACCAGTATATCCTTATGATGTTGTTGGTGGACAAAGAAATGTAAAACAAACTGACTTTGATGATAGAGTTGATGTGGTGCCAGTTGCAGATCCAAATATATTTTCTATGTCACAAAGAATTACACTCGCACAAACACAATTACAAATAGCAACATCAAATCCACAACTACACAACATGTATCAAATATATAGAAACATGTATGAAGCGATTGGTGTTAAAAATGTTGATGCAGTTTTACCTGCACCAGCTCCAAATGCACCAATGGATCCAAGTATGGAGCACATAAATGCGTTAGCTGGTAAACCTTTTCAAGCTTTTCCTGGACAAGATCACCGAGCGCACATTACAGCTCACTTAAATTTTATGTCAACTAACATTGTTAGAAACAATCCTGCAGTTATGGCATCAATACAAAAAAATATTTTAGAACATATTAGTTTAATGGCACAAGAACAGGTGCAATTAGAGTTTAGAGAGCAAATGCAACAAATGATGATGATGCAACAACAAGCAGCAACTAACCCAGCGATTCAACAACAACTTCAATCGCTTACAAATCAGATTGAAGCAAGAAAATCCGTGTTAATTGCAGAGATGACTGAAGAATTTATGAAGGAAGAGAAGAAAATTACGTCACAATTTGACAATGACCCTCTTTTAAAATTAAAATCACGTGAGGTTGACCTGCGTGCGATGGAAAATGAGCGAAAAAGAGACAATGATGAAGCTCAAATTGACCTTGCAAGAGCAAGATTAATGCAACAAGGTGAAATTGCAGAGGATAAAATGGAGCAAAACGAAGATTTAGCTAAATTAAGAGCTGGAGTTAGCCTTGCAAAGACCGGAGTGCAACAAGCAGCTGTAATTACGGAGGATAATTAATGCCATTAAACAAAAAAGGTAAAAAAATTATGAAATCTATGAAGAAACAATATGGCAAAAAGAAGGGTGAAAAGATATTCTATGCATCTAAGAACAAAGGTGTTATAAAGGGAGTCAAAAAAGGAGCATAAATGCAAAGATTAGACAAAATCAAAGATGTTAAGGTTGCAGAGCAGAGTGTTGAAGTAGATCCTAGATCTAAAACGACTGCAGATGGAGCTTTTAACTTAATTGCTACAGGAAAACCTGAAATGCCAGTTGGCGGTCAGAAAAGAATGTTAGCAGAAAAGAAAAGAAACTCTAAAGCGTACTAATTATGTGGTTATCGGCGATAAAATTAGCCGTCTCTGCAGGAAGTAAAATTTACGCTAACAAACAGAGAACGAAGATGGCAATGTCAGATGCACAACTGATGCACGCTGAACGTATGGCCAAAGGTGAAGAACAATATCAGGGTAAATTGCTAGAAGCACGACAATCAGACTGGAAAGACGAGGCAGTTTTGATAATTCTCAGTTTGCCCGTGGTGGTGCTTGCATGGGCAGTCATATCGGACGACCCATCTGCGATGGACAAGGTAAAATTATTCTTTGAGATGTTTTCGCAGCTCCCATCATGGTTTACAAATCTTTGGATCCTTGTAGTTGCGAGCATTTATGGTATAAAAGGTACACAAATTTTTAGAAACGGAGGAAAAAAATAATGGGTGTTGGATTTTTTGGAAAATTATTTAGTAAAGGTAAAGTCTCTCCGACTATTACATCAGTAAAACCATCAACTACTGTTACAAAAAAAGGTGTAAAAGCTAGTCTTAAAAAAACTAAATCAGACGAATATAGAAAAAGATATACTGCTTTAGATAAAGCAGAGGGCAAAGTTAAAACTGGTAAAAAAATGATGCAAGAAGGTCAAAAGGAAAGAAAAAAAATGGTTGACACTGGAAGAGCTTTTCAATTTAAACATAGTAAAAGTTATCATGCTGTGAAACCTGGTGATAAAGATCAATATAAACCTCAAATGAAAGTTGCAGGGCCACAGAAAAAATTTAAAAAGGGCAAAGAATTAGAGAGAGAAAAGAAAATGGGCGGCGGAATGACTGGCCGTAGATTTGGAATGAAAAAAGGTTCTAAGTTTCCTGATTTAACAGGAGATGGTAAAGTTACATTTGCTGATATTTTAAAAGGTAGAGGCGTAATCAATGGTAAGAAAAAGAAAAAATAATGTCTAGACCAGGTTTATATGCGAATATACATGCTAAAAGAAAACGTGGTGGTAAGATGCGTAAGAAAGGTGCAAAGGGTGCACCAAAAGCATCTGATTTTAAACGAGCAAAACAAACAGCGAGGAAATAATGACTAAACTATGTCCTAGAGGTAAAGCCGCAGCGAAAAGAAAATTTAAGGTGTACCCAAGCGCATATGCTAATGCCTACGCATCTAAAATATGTGCAGGTAAAATTAAAGATCCATCTGGTGTAAAGAGAAAAGATTTTAGAGGTCGTAAACCAGCTGCTATGGGTGGTCCAATGTCTCCTATTAAAAAAAGGCTAATGGCAACAGGTGGAGCTAGACCTTTTAAAAAATTAAAAGATAAACTTGCGGAAATAAAAAGAGACAGAGCTAAAGTAAAAAAAGCAGGTGGTGGATTAATGGAAGCTACTGAAAAATTAAAAAGACAAGGTCTAAAAGGTGGTGGAATCTGTAAAAAAGGAATGAACAGGCAGGCTGTCGGAAAGAATTCGTAATGGCCGGTTTAAAAGAATGGTTCAAGCAAGATTGGGTCGACATAGGATCTAAGAAAAAAGGTGGAGGCTTCAATAAATGTGGAAGAAAATCTGCAAGTGGTTCAAAACGAAAGTATCCAAAGTGCGTCCCTGCTGCAAAAGCGGCAAGCATGACAGAATCCCAGAGACGGAGTGCCGTTGCAAGGAAAAGAAGTAAAGCACAAGGTGTTGGTGGTAAACCAACAAATGTTCCAACATTTGCAAAAAGAAAAAAAGCCATGATGGG